TAAAGTTTAAAAAAGATAGGTTAGGAGTAAAAAGCACAATTATTATACCGTGTTTGCATTTGAGATCAGAATGTTAGCAGAATCAAAGACTATACCGCCGATAATTGAGAACTTTCCTGCTGCGAGGTTGACTGGGTTACCAATTGCGTGATGAACAGTCGCAGAGTCACTAGCCAAAGTGATATTCATGGATGTGGCATCGGTTGTGTTTTTAACCAGGATTGAGAAACTCATTCCATCGAGAGATCCCCCTCCGGTACCAACTAGCTTGATCGTCAGATCAGAATCGTGCTCGAATCTAGCGATGTTGGCGTTTCTCAGAGTGTAAGTAGCAGAGTCGTCATTAGTCGCCGCGTCTGAGATAACCAAAGTCTCCGGGGTGACAACACCGTAACCGTTGATTCTAAGCTCATCAGTGACCGTTAGATCGCTCTCGATCGTCACGTTATTCAGGAAAGTCGCATCGGTTACAGTGATCTTAGTCAGGGTCGAAGAGTCGAGAACCGTGAGTCTTCCGGTTACAGTCGCGTTGGTTCCAACCGAGAAATCACCATCGATGCTAACTTCACCTGTACCCTTACCTACTAAGATCAAATTGATATTATCACTGTCTCCGACAGCCGAGATCACTGGATCGCTGTCGTTATTGATCTTGACGTAGTTGACCGCTTGTGACATGCCGTTGGATAATTGAAGGATTTCGTTTCCGTCATCGTCTTCGAAAGCGGCGGTGAATTTAGGGAAAGTCTCCAGAGAGAAAGTATCACTATCCAGAATCAGTCGATCCCATTTACTGGAATCCGAAGCTGCAAACCTACCATGGTTTCTAAGGTAGATAAACGAACCGGTAAACGTACTAAAGCTATCAGCGGCATCCAGAACAGTGTTCAAGTGTTCGACACTATCAAACGCGTTATTGAACAGTACTCTGGACGTAGTCTCCAATCCCAAGTCGATCAGATCCAACTTTCCGGAGTTGACACTGTCGTGATTGCGCTGCTTATCGACTATTTGTCCAAAAGTCAAACCAGTGAGATCACTATCAATTCTGTAAAAGTTAGCATTGATCTTAGTTGCAGCTTGACGCAGAGTATCACCGGTACCATCGTTTGCACTCGTACCAGTGTTGATAGCTGCTACTCTATTTGAATCTAATAATGCCATTTGCTAAAAAGCCCTGTGTGAATATGTTGTTTTTATTTATGCCGAATCTAAGCCAGAATCCAAGAAATATGGGAATTCATCTTCACTCATTAATTCGTTTGTGTTAGAGAATTCAATGAATGGGAACGTTCCGAACGTACCACTGTCGTCGAATGTTGGAGAGTTTAGGTTCAGCAGGTTTTGAATGGTTCCGTAGAGACTGTCTAATCCAGAATCCAGCGTACCAAAAGAATCTTGAATCGTGATCGGGAATGTGGTTGTTGGATCTGCGTAGAGAGGATATCTGATTTGATTATCGGAATCGATTCCAGTAATATCAGATCCAGGTCCGATAATAAAGTTTTCAATCTTGTTTACGAAGATGAGTTCGTTCGCAGCTGAGTCTAGAATCGCTAGAGGCATTTCATTGATAATAGTGTTTGTAGTGACAGCTTCAAAGAATGTCTCAGCGAAAATTGCAAACCCGGCTGGATGCAGGTATCTCTTGTAGATATCCAACCACTTACTAGGAGGAACATCACTTTTCAAGAGGATGGAAAAGATTTGATAGTAAAAAGAATCCTGAATGAACTTCTGTGAGTCGTAACCAATCTGACTCTCGCCCACAACGAACATATCATTCTTGGGATAAATCTGCTGAACATCAGCACCAAACAAAAATCTAAAGAAACCGTCTACGGATGCAATGGAACCTTTGGATTTGTTCAACAAAGGCAAGAGTTTAAGAGACAATCTAGGATACGGAAAAGTGTCTTTACTGATACCCGAAGCCAAAGCTTCGTTCAAGAGTTCTTGTAAGTATTGTTCAGGAGTTGACTCAAAATCTCTGATATAGAATAGATCTTTGAGTTCTTTTGTGGGCTCAAACTCGTGTCTGAGAAACTCGTAATACTCTTCTAAGAGACGAACAAATTGAGGATACTCTTGCTGAAAATGCTCGGGTATTACCGTATCGATATAGTCACGGTGGAAGTTTAAAGGTCTTCTATCAATATCTCTTAAAAGTTCGGTCATTAATTAGTCACACCAACTACAGAGTTTGCAAAGTTAATATCAGCTTCAGTTGTCACGAAGTTTCTACCCAGAGAGATGATCTGATTTCTCAAAGGCTTGACAACCGTATCCTCTAGAGGTCTAGCCTGGATAGCAATGTAACTCTCACCGGAAACAATGGAATGGGGCTGGAAGGCTCTGAGATTTACTTTACCGGTTGAAGGAACGTATTCACCGACACTAGAAACGACCACGTTACCGGAGAGATCTACGAGTTGTAGATTCGTCGAATGTGTGGATCCAGTCTTGTTCTGAATGGTCACGATGACAGTGGTTCCATCTCCAAGTTGATGGCGGAACTTATCACTTGTGATCACCGGAACTACGTCATCCGGTTCCTCCAATACATTCAAGAAACTAACTTCATAGTCGTCTTTCAAGTATCTCTGTGTAGTCGTATTGTACAGAGGAGTCAGTCTGTTCTCCAGAGTCGCTTCGATACTAGTCGAAAGAATTGAGTTCTCAATGTTGTTCACGATACCGGTCAATGTTGACTTACGGAAAATATCGTTGAACTTTCCTAGATTGGTATCAAAGTAAGAACTAATAGTGTTACCGACCAAACTTCCCAGGGCCGCTTGTGTTAACTGTGTTCTGGAAGGATCGTAATCAATGTTCGTCTGCAGATTAATATAGACTTTTTCAGGAGTGACAAACTCAGAGTCGATGGAGATCATCGAAAGATTGTTCAACAGTAAGTCTTTGATCTGCTGCTCGGTCACTGATCTGAGAGCAGCCGAGACGTCCGAAGTAAACTCAACGGAAACGATCGTCTTTCCGTACTTCTGTGGAACGTTGTCTTCACCACCCCAAGCGTTAACGGACTTGACCCCTGGGATAGCGTTCGAGATGATACCGATGTAATCAAATGGAGTCACGAGTCTGTTCTGAGCGAGATAGCTCAGAGGAGCGTTTCTTCTAATGGATTCGACGCCCTCTTTCTCGGCACCGAACGCAGTCTTTCCAATCGGAGTGATGATATAGTTGTAAGAAACGTTATTGTATTTAAAACTAGAAGCAGCAGTGAACTTATTGATGCCGTTGGCGTTCGGACCGTTCGTGCTCAGATACGTTGCTCTGACAACGTTGCCTACTTCAGGAGCCGCTCCAGTCACGCTACCATCACCAAAGTTGATCTCGTAGTAGCCGTTGTATGTTTCCAGAGGGACGAACAGTCTGGTGTCAGCTGTGATACCGGTTGACAGAAGATTGACCGAAGTATAGGTTTGGAAATTAGTCGAGTTGATGTCATCAAACACGCTTACAGATAGTGTAGCTAGATCCAGGTTTACATCTGGAATGACATAGATTTGTCTACCTTCGGAAGTGTCAACGTTGAAAGTCTTAGTAGTCAGATTTCCCTCATACGCAACCACCGCTTGTTCACCTGATGTGTTTTGGAAAGTGTAGATGCCGGTTCCCGCTGCATCGTAGCCTTTGTATTCAATCAGAGTTCTGAAGTTGTAAGTCTCATCTCCCAACGTACCGGTGAATACCGTACCGGCTGGCAGTGTGATCTCTGCGGGTCTTGTCGCCAAAGAACTCATATCGACCGAAAGATTGATAGTGGCGATAGATGCCGATCTCGAACCTGGAACATATGCAAAAGAAATAGCATGGTTAACCATGGAGCTTCTGAGTTGTGCAGTCGTTAAGAAGCTTTCGTTCAGAGCGTAGTTTGCAATGAGAGCGTTACTGTGAGTGTTGAAGGCCAACACATCCATCAGTGCGCTCATGCCAGAGGCTTCAAAGTCGTAGTCCGTAAACTCGCTTTGCTTTCTTAAGTAATCGATCAAACCCGCTTTGATGCCGGCAAAATCTAACTGAGAAGACGTGATCGTTGTTGCCATGTTTTCTATCTAATCCTTGATATATCAGTTGTGAACACTACGACCTCTTCAGTCGTCAAGATCTTAAATTCAATAGTCACTCGTAAATCATTCACATCTTCTTGAAGATTGACTTGAACTGAAAGGATTTCAGCTCTAGGTTCAAAGTTATTTACAGCCAGCTCGATGGAGTATTTGATCTCATCTTCCAAAGCCGGATCATTTGCCAAATCAAACAACAATGCTCTGATGTTACCGCCAAAAAACGGTTGAAATGGTTTCTCACCAAAGTTCGTCAGAATCAGCGTCTTGATCGCTTGCTTGACGGCAGCGGCATCGGTCTTTTTGAAGACGTCACCATCTGGCTTCAGGGCAAGTGTCAAGTCAATGTCTTTGTACAGCCGACTACGAGATGCAATGATGCTCCTCGTGCCTAGATCCTTATCCTCTGCTGCAAAACTTCTAACTACTGCCATTGATTTTTTTCCAAAAATTTAAAATTATTTATACGAACAGTTCGGCAAATCCATTCTGAAGTGCTCTTCTATAGTTGAATTGAGTTTCAATTTCTTTCCTAAAGGTGTTTTTATAATCAAAAGTCATATCGGGCATGATGACGGCGATTTCCGATGAGTACCTGATGTTTGGATCCACTGTATCGTATTGTAAAATGATTTTGTCGAAAAGCTGAGTCTGCATCCAATACACCGCCAAATCGAATGTTTTGGCGTGATCTATTTCATCGTTCTTATCAAATACTTGATAGACAGCGACTCTTCCTTTTGTTTGAAGATCTCTGATGTCAGTAACATTCTCGTTCTCCAGAGGACTATAGTATCCTTCCTTGGCCACCAAAGAATGTTTTTTAAAAGATCTATTGAACGCAAAAGAGTTAATCATGAAAGACTGCATCGATAGGTTTCGAACAACGCTTCTTTGATCTTCTAGAGTCATGGATTGTTTAAACTTGCCGGGT